AATATGGTTCTACGTAAAATACTTTATCTTCAGGTCCAACTCCAAAGATATCATTTTTGCGAGTAAATATATTTGCGTCTTCTGTAAACTCGGCATCAACAAATACCTCGAGAGAATCAATATCAGCGTTTTCGTTTGAAAGAATAACTGTAAGAATGCCATCTTCGTCAACAAAATACCCTTCACGTTCAAAGCTTGTTAGCATTTGTCCTTCAAAGAGTTCAATATTGTCTGCAACGAATACACCAGTTTCTGTTTTCTTTGCAACATATGCTTTGTCCGTAACGAATTCATAATTCTCCCCTTGGAAAGAAGCCTTGAATGCTGCGAACTGAGGGATTGTAATTGTTTGTCCTGTAATTGTAGTATCACGGATAGTAACTCTTACTGAAGCCCTTGCAGATTTCCTTGAGCTTGGCAAATAATTTAATTCTTTTGCGTGTGATACAACCGAGTTTGGTAATACCGCAGAGTCAAGAAACATTTCATTGATTGCCATATTGGTATAAAAGTTATTCTGATATGTATTATATGATAACACATCTAAAAGAACATTTAAGTTGGAACCTTCGAAATCATAATCTTTAAATTGCGATTGACTTTTTAAATAATTAATCAGTTGCTGCTTGTTGCTAGCGAAATCTAATTCTGTTATGTTCAGCTTCGTAGCCATCTTATCGTGTCCTCTCTAATATTACACTCAGCGATATTGGCTGTTGGTTATTTGATATGTAAAATACTATTTTAACGACAACAGTATTGTCATCTATTTCTGAAGAAACAAGAACATCAATAAGATCAGCTCTTGGCTCATGTAAATTAATTGTGGCTCTTACTTGCTCTTCAATTAATTTAAGTGTTGCTGGTGTAATTGTTTCAAACAACATCGCCTTGATATTTCCACCGAGGTTTGGTTGCATTAGTCTTTCACCTTTATCAGTTAAGATAAGGTTTTTTATTGCTTGTTTAACGGCTTCTTCATTTTTATTTAAGGTTAGGTCGCTAGACACAGGACTTTTTTCCAAATCCATTTTAAAGTCAGTAAAGACTGTAAACTTTTTATTTCTTGGTGTTACTAAGCTAACTACCATAATTTTTTTCCTTTATCAAGGTGTGAACACCCTATTCCCTAAATCTACATGGACAAAGCCCGGATATATTCCGTGTCCAGTAAAGCCTTCAGCATATGCTATTTTCAAAAATTTATCACGCCTTTCTGGATAACCTTTCCATGATATGTCAAATGCGTTGCCGCTTAAATGATATGATCCTGAAGAACCACCAACTCGGTTATTATGAGTTGTACTTCTCCATGCGCTATTGATATGCAAATCAGCTTCAAATTTTTGCGCCGTTCTCATAAGAATAACTCTTAAATCACGGTTTGCGTTTTTCCACCCGTCTGCTCCATCGTATGACGGCCATGATGTTAAACTTTTATCAACATATAATCCAGTTCCTGCGCCACCAGCCAACAAATCTTCATAACTTGGGAGCTCGGCATAATCATCTGGAGTAATTGGTTTGCGATTACCTGCGGCGAGCCACCTCTGTCTTTGATTATTTATCTCATTATTCCTTGCCTGTGGTGATTGAACTGGGCGACCTTCAATCACAGCCTTTGCGGCATTTAAATTTCCAGCCGCAGTAATTCTTTGCAAGGCATAAGTAAATCTATTTGCAAAACTATCAAGTGGATTTTTTAATGCTTGGATTGCATCTTCAATTCCAGCTGCCATTGCGCAAAATCGCGAAATAAGAAATTGAATTTCTTCCAAACTTGGATTGGCAAATAGACCAACTCCATAGTCAAATAATCCTTTAGCTTTGTTAATAATTTGCTGAATGTTTTCTTCGCTAAAAAATCCTAAAATGTTTTCTTTAAGATTATGAATTTGTCTGATAACATTTTCATTTACAAACGTTGCCACGTCACTCATAATATTACCTATATTAAAATTCTTAATTGCATCTTTAACTTTATTAATTGTTTTTTCAATCATTGAAGTAATTTTATTTTTAAAACTTTCAATTAATGCTGCTACTTTTAGTTTTTCAAAAATTGCTTCTAATGGATTTTCAATATTTTTAATTTTATTTAAAAAACCAGCAATGTCTGCAATAGCTTGACCTGCTAGACCAATAAGACCAAAGAAAGCTCCAACACCAGCAAAAACCTTTGGCATCAAGCTACAAAGTCCTCCAAGAAAACTGTTAGCAAAACCATTTGTATAATAGTCTTGTAGTTGGTAAATAACTGTAGGTGATTTAAGCTGCTCGTTAAGAGTCAAAGGATCATAATTATATTCTTTCATAAAGTCTGCCGCTTCAAACGGAGTGATAGGTCCTTGACTGACTCGTTGATATAAAGTATTTAAATCAGGAGTTTCTATTAGTAGATCTTGGATATACGGTTTTGCAGTATATTCGTTTATATTACCTACCGTTGTAAAAAATGCGTCAGACCCGTACTTATCAGTCATATAAAGCAAAGGATCAGTTTGTATTCCAGAATTTAATGCATTTACATATTCATTTTGAAATAAAGAAATTTGGTTTTGTGTGTAATATCCATTTGTGTCAGTAAACGTTTGGGTGCTTACTAACTGCGTTACAACCGCGTCTTCAGGTTTACAAATTGCTGCCATATTGTCCTCTAAATACTTGCATCATACGTTGCTTTTAACGTAGTAAGAATTGTTCTAAGCGGACCACCTAAGTTAGGATCTGCTTTGTTTTGCCCATCGTTATCGTATGAACCAGTGCCAGCTCCTGGTCCGCTAATTCTCGGTACTCTTGCCCAAATACCAGAAATTCCATTCCCAAATGATTCGAGGGATTTTGAACCATTAAGAAACGCATTAAGCCCAGCAAACTGTAATAAAACAGTAGCCATTTTATCTTGATTTTCTGGACTAAATTTATCACTTAATGAAAGGCCTGCTTGTTCTGCCAGCGAATCACGAGCAGGCGTATTATTATCGTTATTATAACCGCGTAAAGTGTCTTCCATAAACTGATATCTTCCACTCGCTTCGGAATTATATTTTCTATCTATGCTTTCTTGCCAATTCAATACTTCTTGAATAGTCATTAAAGTTAAACGTTTATCAGGATAATCTGAAAAAGAAATTCCTTTCGGGTACTTTTGAAAAGTTGGAACGTAACCACTATTATCAGGAATTCCTTGGCTGCCCCAAATAGCGTCATATCCGCCTGCCCCTGATTCAGCATTACCAATAAGATCAAGAAGTGGGCCAAGCATACCGCCAACCGCAGAACTAATAGGTGATGTTGGAACGGAAGTACTTACGGTATTATCAACTCCACTTTGTCCGCCAACTCCACCTTCTACTTGATCGTCTCCTGATGCAACTCCGTGCGTTGAACCGACATCGCCGTGCGGTTTACCTGAAGCCGTATCTTGTGACTTTCTAATCGGCATTGCTTTTGCTGGTGGCTCAGGCGATTCAACTCTTTCAGAAGATATTGATTGTTCGGCATATACTGCATCAGTTGCAGAAGCACCACCACCGTTTGCCATATCTACATTATCGTTAATAAACACAGTAGAGCCGCTAACTGTTGTAATTGAAATGTTTCCATTTGCATCAGCTTTGAGTTGTGCGTTAGATTTTATACTTACGTCTGCAGAACCATAAAGATTTAAATCTCCACCATTTGCACGAATGTTTAAATCTGTAACCGCTGACATATTTAAATTGTTAGCGCGGATGTTCATATTTGACGGAGCTTCTAACCACATGAATGGCGATTTAAAATACATTCCAACACCAGCTTCAAATTGAATTTCTTTTTCAGCATAATAAGAAAAAGTTCCAACGTTTGCATCAAGCCTGATGTCTCCACCTCTTGCCTGTAGGCGGTCTGAAGCATTAAGTGTCATTTCTCCGCCTGACGTGATATAGCTATTACCATGTACAATTTGTTGATAGTCTCCCATGATTTCTTCAATTTTATTTCCTTCAACGCGGATCCTTGCATCACCATTAATCGTAACAGTGCTTTGACCTTTAACAACCTTTACTTCGTTTAGGTCTGTAATTTCCCACTTGTTACCGGATGCTTTTTCTACAACCAAACCACCTTGTGATATTTGATAAAAAGAACCATCTTTATGATATATCATAATTCTTTCTGAACCAGGTGTATCATCTAACTCAATAGAATGCGTTGCAGACGAAATAACTCTATTGTGCGGATACCTCGTATTGTATGCAGTTGGCGGTTCTTCTAATGTTTCATTATCTTCACCTTGTCCTGCGGCTACAGTAATTTCAACGTTACGAGCCATTTCCTGAGCCAACACATAAGTTTCTTCGAGATTTTCTCCACGCGCTAATCTACTCATACGCGGCTGGTTGTGATCTTCAGGAGTAGAACCGGCCGCCGTTCTATATCCGTCATCAGGGCCGTGTGTAGGAATGACGCCATATCCATCAGATTTTGGATCAGGACCATTATTGATAGTAGGTATAAGGCCCAAGACCATTGGTGATTGAGCTTCCCTGCCGTCAAGGAACATTCCAAATACCCAATAGTTTTCACGAGGAATCCAATTACTAGGATCATAATCGCCACGGCAAACAATTGCCCAAGGTAAGTCCTCTGTTGGTACGTCTTGGTTATTTCCATGTATTCCAAACGCTCTAACTTTTACACGTCCTTCAAAGCGAGGGTCTACAATATCTTCAACAACGCCAACAAAGAATAAAGGATTATCAATACCAATAGCTGCCATTATGACCACCCAAATTTAATTAAATTGAGAGTTGCGCCGGCTTTTCCATCTTTGAATGTGTGGCTTGAAGATTTAATCATATACTTTCCTGAGAGGTTATTATCTTCAACTTTATCAGTAGCTGCGAAGACTGGAATATTTAAATTAAGGATGGTTCCTGGCGATAAATCAATTCTACCACTCAAGCTAACTCCAACAGAAGTTGAATTTAAATGTTGATCGTAAAAAGTACGCATTGCTGCTATTTCACCATTATTTGCGTCAGACCTTAAACTTGTAGCTCTATCGTTAGGACCTTGTGTATCTTTTAAAACCAAAAAGTCACGAGCGTTTTCATCTGTAAATTTTTCATTGATATATTGTTGTGAATGCGGTAACCTGTCAATAGAAACAGTTTTTCCTGACATATCAATAAATTTCGCATCTTCAACTTTCCAACTATTTTCGTAAACCTTTCCGTTCACAAGATCTAATTCTGTTGTCTTAACTCTATATGCGCCTGACAGCATTGATTTTGCAGAGTTAGTACCTCTTTCGCCAATTGAAAAATTATTAATTCTATTAATTGATAAGCCCGCATCATCCGGTAAGTTACTTGCGTTCGGCGCATAAAACAATTCTTTTAGGTTACCTTTGTCTTCAGCTTCAATTGCTTCTTTAATTAAAAACTCGTCAGTCACAAAGTAATAACCATATATTGTTTCAAACCATCTAAACGTATGCGACGGAGTATCAGTATTCATTGCTCGTTTAGATAAAAATCTAAATGCATCGTCAGGCATAATACTTGGCATAATAATATCAATAAGTCCTTCGGTCGGTTGAATATAAAGACTTCTATCTCTATCATTAAGTATTTTATGCCGGGCAGTACCAAATGTTAATACTCTTGTTTTATCTTGTTCATCTAAGTAATCAGCTTTATCCAAATCAGAAACATAATCTTCAAACACCTCTTGAACAATTTGCTTCACTGATTTATTTTTATAGGAACTTTTTACTCTGCGATTTCCACCATCATAACTTGTTCTTGAAATAAAAGATAACGTATATGTTGTACCAGTGTTCATTCTATTTGGTGATACTCTTGAAATTGAAAATACTTGTAGTTTTAGTTCAACCTTTTGCCCAGTATCAAATAATTCTATTTCTAAGTCAAGTTTTTCTTCACCTCGTAAAGGAGTCCCTTCAAGGTAATTCAAATTTTCAAGAACGGTCATAGAGCCAGAATAGTTTGAATTAATAGATTGAGAAATTTCAAGACCTATAACAAACTCTTTCATATCAACAGTCGTGCCGTTCATAGTAGTTATGAGCGCCCTGGATATTTCGTAGCCTGCCGGATTAAAAGACTCTGCCATTTGTTAAATTCTTATCTTACTCTTAAATTCACGAGTTAACTGTGGTAAGTACCTATTATCAAATAGATATATTTCGCGCTTGTTTTCATTAATTGCGTTTTCGTTATCATATATACGCCATGCTTTCCATTCTTCAGGAATGATGCGTTTGATAACAATTTTACGTCCTTGCTCTGTACGCAAAATAACACGGTCTTCTCTTCTTAAATAGATTGTTAAAAAACTATCCGGTGTAAGTTTAATAATATCAACAGCCATTTATTAAACCTCCCTGTAATAATACACAATGTTATCTTCAGTATCATCGGTTCTTGTCCAATCAAGAACATCTTGACCTGTAAGTCCTGAAGCTTCCGCATATTTTTCAATTAACATATCGTTAAACTCTATTGTGTTTAATGGCCATTCATGATACGGGTCTATAATATTATTTGCCATATAGATGAGCCAAACGTAATCTACTGAGCCATAATAAAAATTTGCAATATCTTCAGCTCTTTCGCCTTCCTCAACTGTGTATGGCATATAAAGAAGCGGGTTGTTTTGTAGTCCTCTTACAAAACGGTTTCGCCGAGTAATATCTTTAACTCGCTTACCGTCATAAACTACTTCTGGAAAATTTTCAAAGTATTTCATTTATTGCGCCCCTGAGTTTGGTATAACAAATTCCGCAGGATCTTCTTGGTAAGTTCCACCATATTCGTCCGCAGTTTGGATTTCCAGTTCCTGCATTGAAATTGATAATGAAACTCCTCCAGGCTTGCCGCCTTTCATCATAGTTACACCACCTCCTGCGCCATAATCAACATCAATGCTTCTAACAAGTGATGTTTTAAATTTGATAAAGTGTTCAGGATTAACTCCTAGTAAATAAGTATCAACAGTAGCTGGGTAAGTAAGGAATGCTCTTGGAATTCCTTCAATATCACGAGTGTGTGGCAATATTTGTTTTTTAAATCCGTTTACGACTTCTTTAATTAAGCGCGAGTCTTCTTGACTTTCAGGATATAAATCCCAGTTAAATGTATGAGTGCGTAATTCAACTCCATCAAAAGATAATGTTTCTCTTGGGTTAACAGTTTGCCCTGTTGTAATATCAATAGATCTGCCAATATCTCCTGGAAGTTTTGATCTTAAAAGATATTGAGCGCCAGTTGTCGCATCTCCTAATTCTGTTCCTAGGATACTTTTTACTAATCTACCAACACCGCTTCCACT